CTGTTGCCTGCAGATCTTGTAAAGAAATTCCTTGTGTTCTTAACCACTGATCCTATATTTGAACTGAGATTTGAAATACTGGCACTAGTTAATCTTCCACCGGACACTTTGTTTATTATGAAATTTTGCACATCTGTTTTTGACAAATTAGGCACAACAGATTTCACGTTGTAAATTTTATTATATTTGCTTGTAAACTCGTCTGCCAACGTTTTTGCTTTATCTAAACTAATTTTATTTGGTGAATACTTGGCATATTTTGTTGTTAATTTTTTTAAATCAGCAACATCGGGTGCCGCCGCTTTGAGTGCTCTGTTAACTTTGCTTGCAATCACTTGTGTGTTTTTGACTATGCTCTCCTGTACTGATATTCCAGCAATTCTAGCCTCTCTACGATTAAACAATTTATTTTCTTCTAAAACCCTAATATCTGAATTTGATAATCCAACTTTGTTTTTTAATTTTGTTGCAATATTATTCAATTTACTTCCACTAGACTGCCCAACAATAGGACTTTTTATACCTGGCGGAAAATTATTTTCAGCAATGTATTTTTTTTGATCTGTTAAGAATTGTAAATTTCTAATGTTTTTATCTGGACTTAATCTGTTTTGCTGTGCCATATATTCTAAGGTACCTGGAGTTTGTGACAGTCGTTTCCACTCATCTTCGTTTTGCCATTGCGACACATCTTCTTGCACGCCAGATGGCGCTCTTGTAAATGGTTCATGCGTGACAAGATTTGCGATGGTAGTTTTTGTTGATGCTGTGTTAGCTTCTAAACGTTCGTCCTTGCCCACAGTGATATTGACATCATTTTGTGATGTGTCTTCAACTATGCCCATAGCCTCCGGAGTCAACCAACTAGGTCCCCACGATTTTTGTGCCTTGACAGAATTAAAGTGCACCTGAGGTCCTGCTAAATGTATTGCTCCGCCACCTCTACTAGCATTTGCACCTGCACGTTGATTAGGATTCTGCGGTGGCTCTGGAGCCGAGCCAGACCCAATTAATACATTTCCGTTTGTGTATGCAGTAAGACCTTGTAAGGCGTAATCACTTATTACTCCTGCTTGTGAACTATTAAAGATACCTTGTCTCCCCATGTTCATCAAGTAAGCGTCAGCATTGTTGACCACACTGCCTTCTGCTGTAAATTTGATATCATGAGCAGAGTGAAAGTTAATATTACCGTCTGAGTGTAGATCAAAATCTCCACTTGATCTGATATTCAGTCCGTCTTGTGCGTAGATATAAATTTTTCCTTCTGGAGACATTTCTATCCAGCTGTTACCAGAACCGTTGGCCAAATACACAACACCTTCTGTATCATGCATCAACAATTGGTGACCTGATGCTGTTCTAAGTCTTGTTAATTGGTTTTCACCTTCGGCATCTCCGTCGTCCATTACAAAAGTATGCCCAATTCCTCTTGATACAAAATCATTACGTGGTTTGTCTTTCACCCCAACTGGTTGTTCTGTGGTTGAAGTGTCTTTGGGACCAGGTGTGCTAAAGCCAAATACTTGACTTGGTGTTTCTCTACGTGCTGAGCTAGATGTTGTACCACGCACATCGTCGGCACTGAGGCCTTGTTGTGCTAAAACATTTGCCAATGGATGAATTGGCTTGTTAAATTTGTTATAATTACCACCGGGGTCTGCTCCAGTTGATGTTCTATTTAATTCTCCTGAAGGAACATTTGTAGTGCCATATGTTTTTTGTTTGTCCACATCAGAACTGAATTGGCCTGCAGGGCCTCCACTGCTTTTGTCCCACGTTTTTTCGCTGGCCGCAATTCCAGGCACCATGTGATTAGTGACAGGATCTTGCACACAGCCTATCCAAAATCCTTGATCCATTTTACCTTCAGCAAATATCACCAATACTTTGGTTCCTATGTCAGGTGGAACTGCCCAAAATCCATAACTGTGCTGACTGGAAGAATATTTTGTTGAACCTGGAATGTTGTATGAAACATCTTTATTGCCATAAAATGGTGAAAGATATTCACATGTGATTAAATTAGATGCAACAGGATCTGTAGTTTTACTGAGTGCAGGTATATTAACCTGTAATCTGCCCATGAACAACGGATCTCGGTTATTTTTGACAATTGCTATATAAGGTCCTGGGGATTTATTTGCCCAGGAGTCATCATCCCCCGGTGCTTTTGCAGTAGAGGCGTGGCCACCTAAATAATCTTTCATTGACATAATGTTAATTAATTCTCCTTTTAGATTCTAGCATCTCTATCTGGTTCATAATTGTGTCCTTAAATATCAACCTCAATGTCAGTAGAGCTAGGCAATCTTGAATTAAAACGTGAGTGTCTTGACCTGCCTTGATAAGGATCAGATCCTTTAATAATTTTGTCTTTAATTTTTGTTTTTGTTCTATTACCAGATGGTGTAATGGCTCTGTCCTGGTTGTTGAATCTGACCATTTTTAATTCTTGTGTAAATTGTCCTTCGCTAAAACTAGAAGTCACTCTATACACACTATATAGGCCTGAAAACACTGCTTTTTGCTTTTCAGAAATATCATAGGTGCCTTTTCTATCGTTGACATCATCTGGCACAACAAAATTCAATAAGGTAACTGGTTCGGCAACTTCAGCATTGTAGCATTTCAGTTTGGGGTTCCAGATATTTGTTTTGTCATCTCCTGCAAAAAAAGCTTTGTTCTTATCTGTTGAAATGCCTTTAGACTTTTGTGGTTCTGGTGTTGGAGGAATAAATTGACTCTGCCCAATCCAAGCAGGATCTCCAAGAATAGTCATGTCTACTGTAACCATGTCAGCGGCAGGATTTGTAATGTAATCTAAAAATTCGTCCAACTTTGCATCTCCTGGACTGGTTCTGCCTGCATTGGCCCCTTTATTAAGATTAACCTCACTTTTTAAAGGCATGTAATCTTCTGGTCAAGGAACAGTTGCATTATCGGGTGTGCCTGCATCCACTGATTCTGGATTGGGATTTTTATTAAATTCTCTACCACCATCTGGGCCTGCATCTCTTAATTTTGATTGAAAGTAGGCAACCTTATAATCGATATCTAACTCCTGAATATCAATGTTGTCACCTGTAAAAATGTAATTGTATTCTTTTGCAACAAAAGTTGCAAAATTTTTAGCTTGGTGTAGGCCGGCTGAAATCACTTTGTAAGCACTAATGTAATATGGTTCAATTACAATTTTGATTAACTTTTTATTAGTTTGCCGTAGTTTATCAAATTCAGCTGCGATAGGTTCAATCGTGGAGCGTATTGTGAAATATTTAAAATACGCATCTTTTCCTGCATTATAATCTTTTGAATTGCCAGACGCTTGAACTTTTTTTGCCCACTCCTGAAATGTTTTTACTCCAAACTTTGGATGAGCTTTCATTAGTTCTTCTAGTATTTTCATAATACTAGTACTTGAAGTAAATTTAATATAATCTACATCAATGCCTGCTGTTCCTTGTTCAGGAATTCCAGCATCACCTGGCTCAAACATACCTGCCTGAGACAATAATAAAAAGTTAAGTTTTTCATTAGGAAATAAATCTTCATCAATAGTTATTTGATACTGATCAGGAATTTCAATTAAGTTATTGTTTCTGTCATCTTCGTTTTGACTGTTTAGCACCTCTGTTAAATTGGTAACAATCTGGGCCATGGTTCTACTTTTTGAACTTAACTGACCACTAGTCTTTGGATACATGTATACATTGCTAAAAGCAAATTCATTATAAGGTATGGCTATAAGTGTATAATTTGCACCACCTTGATTTACGTTCACTTGCATTCTTATTAGTTTGATAGGAATCACTCGTTTTGTCTGATCCATATCTACTGTTGTTGGTTTGCCGTTTTCGTCAAATCCTTTAAATTCAATTGTAAGCAAATATGGCGCATCCAAATGATCTAAGAAATTATTTTTTGCGCCGGCCGCTTTTATTTTTTCTATTAATGTTAACCCAAATGGCTCTTCCAATTCCATATTAATTCTTGTCACAGGAGTGAACCGTCTCATATCGTTCGGCCCGGGAACTGTTGTAATCTCAACATTTTTAAAAAATATATCATTGCTTTTGTTAAACTCTATTGTTGATTTATAAAGAGCATCTCTGAGATTAGTATCTTCATTTACAATTTTTTTGGTGTTTTCATCTAAACCAAATGTGGCATCGTTTACGTTTGGCGGGCCTTGTCTTACATTTGCCGCGGCACCTATGCCGGTACTTTGGGCAATGATATCATGTGGTTTGCTTTGGAAAAATGTTTTTGTGTTACGTATTTCGCTTTGGCTCAAGGCCGATAAAGTGAACAATGCATTGTAACTTGCAAATTTATGTAGAACGTTTGGCTCAGGATCCCTTGGAATTTCATTTATACTTTCTTTTCTATCTCTAGCGGCATTGTTATAGATAGACGACGTATCTTTGGTGACAGTTTTTTTAAGTGCTTGTTGAGCTATCTCTTGAAAATCTTTGATATTAGGCATTTTACAATCCTAAATCTTTTAGCACATTTTCTTTTTTAGGAAGCTTGATTGTAACTCCAGGTCGGAAATCGTATATAGGATCTTCTATTTGATCATAATTTCTTTGTGCAAAAACCCACCACAGTCTTGGTGTGCCATACAGGTCAAATGCAAGTAGATCCGGTCTATAAGCATATGTTCTTTCAATAGTGTAACTTTGATCATCACCCTCGGCTGTAATTGTTCTTGGATTTAATATATCCAATGAATCGCTTAATTCATCTGTCTCAAAATATGGTGATGTCTGTGAATATTTGGCCATTAAATAAATCCTATCTCGTTATCGCCTTTGCCGTTTAATTCACCTTTCACAAATTTACTCATTGAAAAACGTTTTAATGAATCTCTTGAATATATTGGTTGTGCTAACACAGAAATGTTTGATAGCGTAGGTGCCCAGGTTTGCGATTCCATTGGATCTTGTTGTGTTGTCGCAAATTCTTCTACATGAGGTAATTCATTGTAAATATCATTTTGTTTAGTAGAAATATAATCAACACCTGCTGGCAATTCCACGTTGAATGTTTGCAACACTATAGGAACTTTATTGAACATATGATCACCATATCCAGATAGATGTAGTATTGGTGGCGGAGAACCTTTCAATCCGTCTAAACCTTCATCACTACCAAAAAACATTTTTGTGGCAGTCCTTAAAAAATTTACCACAGCTACGTAATATTTGGCATCTTGTTGATTTTGCACTGGAAATTCTCCAATAATGTTAATGGCATCAACTTGTGAATTTTGATATGCTTGGGCAGGATAATTGTTATGTACTTGTGCCAATGCATTATAATTTGCTGAGTGCTGAAGTACCATAGTAGGAGTAAGTGGCCAGAAAAATCCACGACTATCCTTTAACGGATCTAGTAGTTCATTGTTATCAAAAAAGAAATTTTCCAAAGGTGATCCTTTTGGCACTTGTAGACGCACACGCCAATCTTTATTTGAACTGCGTGAATACCATTTGGCTTTAGTTTTAACCAGTCTGGAATCGCCTTTTATGCCAGCACCTCTCAAACGGTCCAAAGTTTTGTTAATAGCTCCGCCTGCAACTGTTTGAACTGCTTTTGATAATCCGTTTAAAATACCTTTTGCCATATAATTTCCGGTTGTGTTTCCTTATAAAATTTTGTATACTTTATTATATTTATAGGCACAATAATAGGCACACTTTATTCCCCATACGACACGATTCAACAGACCTGTTTGTGGTCACTCTCTTAACATTGAAGGATAATTATGAAACGAGTGAAGTACCTAAACAATCGAGATCTGTTGGCACAAATACACGCCAGTAAAAACACATATTGTTCATACATAGCACCAGAAGATTCGCAGTATGATTTAATTGTTCCTAACCTAAAAAAAATAAATGCCAATGCCATAGCACAGGCAAGAAAAGCTAGAGCAAAAAGACTAACACAAGAAGCATGGGAAGCGGCCAAAGCGGCAGGTGAAAAAAAAATTAAATTAGTTGATTTTACAGTATCGCCAAGAAAAATTGACAAAAGTGAATTAGTGTTTAGAGTAATGACATACGACCATATTCCCATGGATGGCGAAAGAAAGAAAAATCCTAAAAGTGTGGCAGACCATCACAGTAAAGTAAACTTTCCGCCTTTTCAACATTATAGAATTGACAAAAAAGGCAAACTGAGATGTGTGGGTAAATCACATTGGGTTGGTGGTATGAGCAACGGAGCCTTTGCCTGCGAACAAGGTAAAATCACAAACAGTCTTGCTATGATGTTTATGAAGTTGTGTGAGCGTTATGGAACAAGAGCCAATTGGAGAGGTTATACATACAATGACGAAATGCAATCACAGGCATTGATGCAGTTGTCTCAGATTGGATTACAATTTGATGAATCAAAATCAGAAAATCCTTTTGCATATTACACCGCGGCAATAACAAATTCGTTTACTAGAATATTAAACATTGAAAAGAAAAATCAAGCAATTCGAGATGATTTGTTAGAAATGCATGACATGAATCCTAGTTACACAAGACAAGGTGAAAATGAAAGAGCATCACCAATTTACAAAAAACGTATGGAAACTGCACACGGTGATGTAAAATATGTTAACAAGACAGGTATAAAAAAATTAAACAAACAATTCAAAAAAACTGGTAAACTAGATGCCGAAGCATTCGAGGATGTAAATTACAAAAAATTAGAACTTGAACCAGGAAGAAAACCGCCAGTAATACAAAAGAAATGGTAATATATGTTTTTTAAAAAAGTTGCTTGTTTTACAGACATACACTTTGGAATGAAAGGCAACAGTCGTGTACACAATGATGACTGTGAAGCATTCATATATTGGTTTATTGAACAGGCCAAAGCCAACGGCTGTGAAACTTGTATATTTTTAGGCGATTGGCATCACCACAGATCCGCAACCAATGTCTCCACAATGAACTACACAGTATCAAACATGGAAAGACTAGGTGCGGCATTTGAGAAAGTCTATGTAATAATGGGCAATCATGATTTATATTATCGAGAAAAAAGAGAAATTAATTCTATGGAATACATCAGAAATATTCCAAACATTCATCTTGTAAATGAATGGCTAGTTGAAGACGACGTAGCAATTATTCCGTGGATTGTTGAAGACGAATGGAAAAAAATTGAACAAATGAAACAGAAATATGTTTTTGGACATTTTGAACTGCCATATTTCAAAATGAATGCAATGGTAGAAATGCCCGATGTTGGAGGAATAAAAACAGATCATTTTGGAAATTGTGGAATGGTTTTCTCAGGACATTTCCACAAGCGACAGCAAATAAAAAACGTCACATACATGGGTAATGCATTTCCACACAACTATGCAGATGCGTGGGACGATGACAGAGGTATGATGATATTAGAGTACGGTGGACAACCAAAATATATAAATTGGCCAGATATGCCACGATACGTAACAATAAAAATATCACAGCTACTTGAGGATCCAGAAAAAATTCTCAAATCAAAAATGTATGTGAGATGTACACTAGATATTAAAATAAGTTATGAAGAGGCAAACTTTATAAGAGAAACGTTTATTGAAAAATATCAATTGCGAGAGTTGCAACTTATACCAGAACAAGTAGAACAGGCACAACAACCAACTGTTGCAGTGCAAAAGTTTGATAGTGTGGACCAAATTGTAATTAAACAACTACAAGGAGTAGATTCTGAAACATATGATAAAAATATTTTAACAGCAATCTACAGCGATTTAGATGTCACGAGTCAGTAAAAAAAGATTACTGGAAATTTTAAAAGGTGAAGAAGACTTTAGAACAAATATTTGGGATTGGTTTTCAAAACCAGTAACACAAGAACAATGGCTAAAAGAGTACAAAAGATGGAAAAAAGATCAGGAGAAAAAACTTGCTAAAAATAAAAGAACTAACAGTTAAAAACTTTATGAGTGTGGGTAATGCCGCACAAAGTATAAATTTTGCTGATAAAAATTTAGTTTTAGTTATTGGTGAAAATATGGACTTGGGCGGCGACGATGCCGGTGCAAGAAACGGAACAGGAAAAACTACTATTATAAACGCTTTAAGTTATGTGTTGTTTGGCGAACCATTAACACAAATAAGAAGAGATAATCTTGTAAACAAAACCAATGAAAAAGGCATGTTGGTGAGTGTTAAATTTTTAAAAAATGACGTTGAGTACACAATTGAAAGAGGACGAAAACCTCAAATATTTAAATTTTATGCCAACAACATTGAACAGGATTTTGAAAGCAACGAAGCACAAGGTGAAAATCGAGAAACACAACAAGAAATAAACAGTTTGTTAGGTATGACCCATGCCATGTTTAAACACATATGTGCATTGAACACTTACACTCTTCCGTTTTTGGCAACCAAACAGGCAGAGCAAAGAGAAATAATTGAACAATTATTAGGTATTACTTTACTATCACAAAAAGCAGATTTACTAAAAGAAAAAATGCGTGTTGCAAAACAACATCTCACAGAAGAAAAATATAAGATTGAAAGCAAAATTGCATCTAATGAAAAAATACAAGAATCAATTGAAAGTTTAAAACTGAGATCCAGTGCTTGGCAAACACAAAAAGAAGAAGACATAGCAAAATTTTCAGAAGCAATAGCAGAACTAGAAAAAGTAGATATCAAAGCAGAGTTAGATTCTCACAAACGTTTACAAAAACACACAGAGATGCAGACTGCTGTCAGAGGTTTACAAAAGGAAAAAGCATATCACGAAGATGCTTTAACCAAAGCAGAAAACACAGTAGACAAAACCAAATCAGATTTGAAATATACAGAACAACAAAAATGTCCAACATGTGAACAAGAACTTAATGACGAAAAGCATACACATCTAGTGGACAATTTGAAAGCACAACTTACAGAATCAACAGATTATGCAATAAAACTAAAAAGTGATCTTGTAAAAATACAACAGGGCATAGACGAAGTTGGAGATTTAGGACAAATACCAGACACCTATTACGACACAATTGATGAGGCTTATAATCATAAAGGATCTCTGAAAGATCTCAAACGTCAATTGGATCAAACAGATAAAAAAGATGATCCTTACGCTGAACAAATACAGGACCTTACAAAAAAAGCAATACAAAAAATTGATTATACCAAAGTAAATGAAACAGAAGATTTATATAGACATCAAGAATTTTTATACAAGTTATTGACTGCTAAAGATTCATTTGTGAGAACAAGAATCATAGAACAAAACTTGACCTACTTGAACCAACGCTTGGCATTCTTTTTAGCCAAAGTAAAATTGCCACACACAGTTGTTTTCCAATCTGATTTGTCTGTGCGTATTGAAGAACTAGGCAGAGAACTAGACTTTGATAATTTAAGCAGAGGTGAAAGAAACAGATTAATCTTAAGTTTAAGCTGGGCTTTCAGAGATGTATGGGAAAGTCTTTATCAACAGATCAACTTGTTATTCATTGACGAACTTGTAGATTCTGGTATGGATATATCAGGAGTAGAATCAGCAATGGCAGTGCTAAAAGAGATGAGCAGAACACAAAATAAAAATATTTTCTTAATTTCACACAAAGACGAGCTGGTAAGCAGAGTAAATTCTGTGTTAAAAGTAACAAAAGAAAATGGTTTTACCAATTATGCTAATGACGTGGAAATTATAGTTTAATTTTTACTTGACAAAACCACTTCTTACGTGCTTTAATTACAGTTATGTTAATTAATAACATCGTACGATAAGGAAGGACAAACAATATGTCAAACACACACGAATCGATCATGAGTGAGATACAAGCATACTCTGAAGAGAACGGCAAGTTCACAGAGAAAGGTGTTAAGGCTTCTGCAACAAGAGCTAGAAAAGCACTTGCTAATCTTTCTAAATTGATCAAAGCAAGAAGAAAAGAAATTCAAGAAGCGAAAAACGCGGCAAAAACTGCGGCGTAATTATTGCTAATTGGATCCGATTATAAAGCCTCTGCTATTTTATAGTAGGGGCTTTTTATATTCCACAAGTATCAGCACAAACAGCATCACACTTTTTACTCGTCCAAGTATCCTGTAATTTACTAAAATCTTTAAGAAATACTTTTGGTCTATCAACATGACCAAAGCCGTGATAACAACATGGAAACAATTCACCAGAACTGTTGATATAAATGCTACCACCTAAATGTTCACAATTAATTGTTGTTGTCTTTTTATCCGTGGTATATGTAGTGTTTGCATCCATACGCATTTCCAAGTATTTTTCCACATCAAAATTTTCTGTAAAAGGCTTGGCATCTTTGTCTGGTGGAAGAATCCAGTGTGATATTGTTTTATCAGGCTGAATAGCAGGCATGTTATTTCTACCGACATCCATTGGAATGAAACTTTTAAAGCCTAATTTTTCACTCAATGCCTTTGCTTCTGCAACTTGATCCATGTTGTGTTGAAATCTAATAAATTGCCATGTTGCATTACCGCCTGCATCAATGAATGTTTTTACTCTTGTCATAAGTTTTTGCCAGCTTACCCCTTGTCTGTACAGATGATTTGTGTCTTCCAAGCCGTCAATACCAAAAATTATGTTCACAGGTAATTTTGCCAACTGAGTATACGTCTCAGATAATCCAATGCCGCCATTGGTGGCAATAGTATAGTGAATATTTTTGTGTTCACAAAAATTTAATATGTTTGGGTGCATCATAGGATCTCCGTGATTGCCACAAAACAATATAGTCTGCACATCGGGATATTTTATCAAAAGATCATTGTAAATTTCTAAGTCCAAATGTGATTGTTTAAAAAGCCCTGGTAGAGCATGACCAAACCCATTACGTGGACAACCTGGACAGCGTGCATTACAATAGCTTGATGCTTCTATATGTAGATGATTTACATTCATTACTATTAATTATTTTTTATTTTTTTGAAATCACTTGCTTATGCACACGCACTCTAATGTGTCCGTTGTAATATCTGTCAGTTTCTAACACTTTACGGGCAAATTGCTCTCGTGCTTCCACATAATTACATTCTGCTCTGCTTTTACAGTAGAAAAGTATTTCTCTTGTGAATTTGTCTTTGCCAATTTTTTCAATGTCTTCCAATAAAGCATTACTGGAACCAAAGTAATCTTTCCAATCACTTTCTATAGTGAATCTTCTTTTATTAATTCTACCTTTCAGTGGTTTACGAACTCTTCTAAACCTAGCAAGTTTTTTACCAATGTATTTCTTACCATTCTGTGTGTTTGTAATTTCATAAACAAAACCTGCTACCCAGTCAGGCAACTCTTTGACAGGTTTGCCTTGATAAATCCATTGCATATCAATATTTAAAGCCAAAAAGATTGACCTTAAAATAAAACTAGTATAAACATATGCGATAGGCACTTCTAAATTTCAATCAGGCAAACATAGCATCGCAACCAGTGAGCAGGGAAATGCGGCTAACAAGCGACAGGTGAATCCTTTGATGCAAACAGCATAAATGATGAGGCTCTGAGAAAAAGCAACCTCAAGTTTACCAAAAATTATCATGCAAAGATTTGGTAGGCTCGCGTTGGATGAATAAGCTAATGGGTACAGCACAACCGCCCAGTTACGACAGCGTTGCATGGTGACTGTTCTACTCGCCACACGGGGGAAGTCAGTTCGGCTAGCAATAGCCGAATTGTGACTATTCATCTGCCACAGCAGGCGCAACAGTAAAAATTGCGTTTGCGTATTTTAAAAAAGAAACGAGCGTAGCGAAGTTTCAGATGGTTGCAAACCATCTTTGTATTGACCTTAAGTAACATTATGAAAACTTTTGTGTACGGTGATTCGTTCAGCAATACCAATTGGTGTAAATGTCCGCATGACAAAATGTGGTATGCGCCATTTGTGCAGGGAGAATTGGTGGATCGCACACGCAGAGGCGCCAGCACAGAAGAAATGTTTCTAAAGGCCACCAACGATGCTGTGAATTACACCAACTCTAGATTTATTTTTGGCACGGGTGCCATGTATTCACGTGTAATGATATACACAGACCAATTGTATGCCAAAGAACAGGTGCGTCAAGGCAAATTTGAGGACTGTTTGCCGTATTTTGCCACACATGAAATAGACAAATCTCTGCATGTGGGCATGTTTCATCACACACTGGTGTGGGCCAAATATCTCAGCCACATTGTGTCGCTGGCCAGTCTGTTGCAGGCACAGTCACATCAATGGTTCATGGTGCACATGAACACAGATCATCACGAATATCACAGTCCCGGCAATCCTTTGGTGTTGCCGCTGTTGAAACGCACAGCCGCCATGCCCAATTATCTGGATCAACGACATTCATGCATCAGAGTATGCAGAGATGCTGATATCAGACCATTGGACTATGACCAATTTGGTTGGAGTGGACATCACACAGTGGAAGGACAACAGTGTTTTGGCTCACATGTGGTCAAGATGTTTTCCAAAAGAGGCCTACTGTAATGAAAATGATTTGGGATCACACATTTGGCAAACAGGAGCATCAGGATTTGGTCATCTGCAAACCCATGGCTGAAGTGGATCCTGCGGAAGAAGCCGAAGCCATAGACACCGGATGGTTGGCTTTGGACACACCTGTGCGAGGCAAGGAAGTTTTTTATCAAAGCCGTAGCACCAGAATATGCATTCGCAAATGGCGACCACGTTTCAGAGAACACAAATGGAACGGTGAGGATATCAAAATCAAAGTGATTGAAGCATCAGAATTGGTCCGACTGTTGGGACTGTCACGCATCTACAAAAGTTACATGGCCAGAAAAAAATTCACCGCAGATTACAATCCGTTTCAACACTACAACACACGTGATCGTTTCATGCTGTTTTACACTGGCACCGCAGACAACATCATAGGCTTTACCAAACAAAAACGCTATCTGTGGGAAGATGACCATCAGTACACCATAGATGATTTTGAAAATTTACCTGTGCCTGCCGGCATTGAAAGTTTGATTCATGCCAACATAGTGCCAATCAGTGCATTGACTTTGGATCTGGAAATACAGCATGCCGCACAACATCATGTCACTCATTATTATCTGGGATCAGGCTACGAACAGAGTTCAGAATACAAAGCATCCTACAGAGGATTTGAATGGTGGGACGGTGTGAAATGGAGCAACAACAAAAGACTGTATCGCAGACTGTGCAGACGTGACACAAAACTTACTAATTTTTCTGCTCTCGGAAACCTTTCACTGATTGAAGATAAGTTTTAGACCAATTCTTGTAATACGGACCTGACTCTAGCAACTTGCTGAAATGATTTAATTTGCTTAGACTTTGTGCTAAAAATAAAATGTATTCTCCGTTGTTTAATGACACATGTTTAACATTTTCTACAACGTCAGGATGATCTTCTAATATCACAATGTCTCGTTTCATAAAGTATTCATTAAGTTCTTTGGCATACTGCACGGTTTCTGCACCGGTAAAATGATCTGCAGGTAATATCATACACAAAACATCATATCTGTCAAAGTCAAAATTGAAAATTTGTTGATACAAGGTTGGATAGCTTGTGGTACCACACATTTCTTCAAACACAACTCGATCGTTTACAATGGCTTTTCTTGCAAACGGACAAGGAGGCAGATTGCCAAACATTGGATTGGGTTTGGTGACAAAATTATTGATCCAATTCTGTATCTTCTGTGTTGGTGTCATCGGTGAGCTTTTTTATTTTAATTAATGCCTCTTCTAAAAGTCGCTCTTTGGTCTCGAGTTTGGCTTCTAGATCCACAATTTGTTTGTTTCGCTCACTTATTTTGTGTCCAACGGACTGTGTGTCTTTTGTGGCATGCTCAAGTTTAATCATGATCTGTTTGATTCTACGTTCTTTGGTCTCGATTGTACGTGCCATGTCTGCCTTTTCACTTTGCAGATCAACAATGTTGGCTTTGAGTTCTTGAACTAGATCACGTTCGGACATAATGTAGATAATATTTAAATGTGTGCATTTATCATTATAGTATACTATAATCTAAAAGAAAGGTTGACCAGTTTTTTTTGCAGTTTCCATGTTATCTTTTACCAGTTGTGCTATTATTTCTCTTTCTGATTGAGACAGGTTAAGGCCTTCTTGATATGTAAGTCCACCACGCATAAACCAACATGATTTTAGTATATCCATTTTGATATTTTTTGACTCGCTTTCCAAATCTTTAAGGTATTTTACGATTTCAGAGTCCGTTTGTGACAGTAATGTTAACCGAAAAAATTTGAATTATCAAATGTCACTGGCACATTAAAACTAGTAGGCACTCCTGACTTTATCTGTTCATCTGTGGCTTTTACTCGCATTGGAGGCACTTGTGCCTGTACACGTATTTCACTTAATTTTTCTTCAATTTCGTTGACAATCTTAGAATCTGCGTTGTTGCAGAAATCAAGTATGTGTTGCCTGTTGTCCACAGTCACGCCATCTGGGGTAGTGATTTGTTTAATACTGTCTAGCATCAAAGAAAAATTTACTTTATTGATAATATCAAAGCTTTTTTGAAATGCAGTTGATTTGTCTTGTTCTGTCAACGCACTTGATTGTAGTGAACCAACTATTTTTTGTTGCTCAAAATTTGCAATTTGGAGTTTTGTTAAATTTTTATAGGTCAATGGTTCAACTTCTAATTCAAAGCCACTGGCAGTTTTAATTTTATCCTTAATTTCAATTTTACCCAACTCTTCCAACAGTGCAGGGAGATTTAGAGCTCCGTCCTGTCTTTCGTTTGTGATAGGAACATTGTAGCTGATTGTCATTGTTTCCCCGTAAGATGCAATTCGTATCGCAAGCAACACAGCGTCAGTGTCATAATTTACCATCTGCCATGGATCTTTGATGTTTGGTATGCACGATTTGATCACATCCACTGTAGATTGACCATTTAACAAAGCATCTGGTGTTTTAAAAGCTAATTCATCTTTTACTGTCATTGGCAATACTGGCACTTCCCCGGTTTCTGTGGGTGTAAACACTTCTGGTGAGTAGTATTTTCCGCCGCTTGGCAGTTTCAAATATATAGCTGGTTGTCTATAATATTTCTGTAGTGGACTATTTTCTGTCATTTTTTGTACTATAAATATATATTAATTGTGTATGCATGTCAATATTTATATGCGTACAAAATGATGCGAAATAAAACCATATGGAAAAACAATTACAAGATTTATTAGAAAGTGTTCTTAAAGAACTGTCAGACCTTACCAAAATTCTTAGAGGAAGTTCTAAGGCAATTCAAGCAAATATCAATACTTCAAAAATTCAGCTAAGGGACAAAAAAGCCTACATCCAAGTGTTGAAGAAAGCAAAAGCTAAACAAGATGAGCTTGGTATCAGCACAACAGAATTAAGTAAAACAATTACTGAGGCTGAAGATAATTTAGAAGATTTCAGTAAACAGGCCGCTAAAGGTACTGGGGTAGTCGGTGGTATCATTGGCACGCTTAAAACATTTGGCAAAGCTTTACTATCACCTGCTACTGCCGCAATCAAGACAGGTGTTGCCTTTTCTGACGTTAGCAATCCGATCACCAGCATGTCTGATGCAATTAGCAGAGGTATTGATGACATACCAGGGTTGGGAACCATTGCCAAAGAGTTGGCCTCAGACTTTGACGCACAGCGAGAATCATTTGTTCAACTTGCAAAGACAGGAGCAAGTTTCAATGGATCGTTGGCACGTTTGAATAACGCCGCGGCAGAAGCAACAATACCTCTACCTAAATTTGTTGATCTTATTGCATCGAACAGCGAAACACTAGGCAGACTGTTTGGTACAGTCGACAGAGGTATC